CCCCCGGATGACCCTGTAAAAGGGGCGCCGACGACAGATAATCCTTATGGAAATTTGTTGAAGGGGAGCAAATATCTATAGGTGAACTAAATGGCCAATAACTTAGGCTCAAACTACGGCAAGAAGGTAATGGACTCCATCGCCGCCGGATTCGAGAACGCTCGCGTCTCAACCAAATCAGTCAATACGACCAACATTCAGGGAAAGTTTAACGCGTCAACCGGCGCAGTCATTTACGAAAAACGCAAAACATCCTATCGCTCGGGCGAGACCGCAGACGGTGACGTCTCTGGTGCAGGTGCGTGGAATAACGACATTCTGGTTGGGCAAATCCCCTACACCAAGCAGAACGTTATTACTGTGCGGCTGACCTGGGATACTGTCGAGGAAGCTCTGGAATTAAACCAGCTGGATGAGTTAATCATGCCAGCCGGTGAAGAGCTGATTACCCGCGCAGAACTCAACTTTAACACCTACATGGTAAACAATTCAGGTCTGACTGTTGGTACTCCTGGTACACAGGTTGGCTCTTGGGAAGATGTCGCATCATGTCAGGCGCTAATGGATGAGATCGGTATTCCGAAGGCAGGCAAACGCTACTACCAGATGAACAGCTATTCAGCGATGAATCTGGCTGGCATACAGGTAGGTCTTAATGCCGAGGACCGTGTGCGTACCGCATGGGATCAGTCGATGGTAAGTTCTCCGCTGGCAGGTTTAACCTCAATACGATCCAACTCACTCAAAACTCTGACTACTGATGCAGTGGCTGACGGTATTGGTGCCTTGGCGGCTAACCCTAATGTTACCTGGGCGACCCACAAAGACACAATGATTCAGTCAATCTCTGTGTCCGGTCTGACTGCGAGCGTTGACGTTGTTGCGGGTTCTACTATTGAGATCACTGGCAAGTACCACACCAATCCGCGCACACAGCAAATCGTGTACGACCAGAACGGGAACGCTGTACCATTCCGCTGGACTGTGACTGCTGATGCAACCACTTCGAGTGCTGGCGCTGTGACTCTACTGGTAACCAACGCGGCTATTTTTGATGCTGCGAGTAATAACCAGTACGACAATATCTCAGCCGCTCCAGTGTCTGGTGATGTGGTTACTATCCAGGAAGGCGCAAGCACGACCTACAAGCCCAACCTGTTCTACCATAAAGATGCATTCAGTTTTGCGACGATCCAGTTGCCCAAGCTGTACGCTACTGACATGGTGTACCAAAGCAAGGACGGCTTGACGTTCCGTGCATCCCGTTACGCTGATGGCGATGCCAACGCGAACATCCTGCGTCTTGACCTTGTACCAGCCTTTGGTGTGGCGAACCCGCTCCATGCTGGCCGATCGTACGGGTTGTCATAATGACAGCCCCTGCGAATAAATCCGTTACAAATTTCAGTAACGGATTACAGTTCGGACTGGACAAGAGCGAGCGTATCACAGGCTTTCAGGGTGTTAACCTTGTTGAAATTCCCTCTACGGCTCGTGTATTGACAGTGCCAAATGTTGCCAGCGGTGGCGTACTTGCTGCCCATGTAACAGATGCCCACACTCACAGCATCCGCATCGAATCGGAAAATGGTACGGCCTACTATATCCTTTGTACAACTACCGTAACCAATAGGACTGGCGGCGCATAACGGTGTATAATCCCCCTTAACTGGGGGATTTTTATGCTTGACTACCTAAAAAACGACCTCGAACGCCTTAAGCGTGACGAAAAGATTCTTGCTGAAATGGCAGTTAATCTTGCAGGCACTCGTGGTGCTATTCAGTATTGTGAGCATCTTATTCAGTGGTGCGAGAATCAATACCACTACCAACCCTCACTAACCACAGATCAACTGGCCGAGATTGTCGCCGGTCCAGGTGCAAAGGTTGTTTCCATTGACGAGGTGAATAGTGCAAGCGCTTGAACTATTCCGCAGGTCTTTACAGAAAATAGGCCGCACTGCTTCGGAGCAGGAAATAACTGGCGATATGGGTCAAACTGCTATCCGGTATTACAACGACCTGTTAGCCTCCAAATCCTATTACGCCCTGGGTCACACCGAAATAGCCAACACAAGCGATGAAATCACCCTGAATGAATACGCCATAAAATGGGCAACGAACGCACTTGCACTTGAGATGGCGGACGAATTTGGGGCACTTGAAAGCTACGGCACAATCTCTGACAAGGCCGAAGAAGGATGGTCTACGGTGTTAATTTACGTCTCAAGAATCGGCCCTCCACAGCTCCACGGTAACACCCCTTACGGATCAGGCAATAAAACACCCGGCAACTGGACAGGAAACTTTTATCCAGAGACGGATGACGGGATACTTACGGAAGCGAATGCTGAAATTGTGGTGGAAGATGGCACATGAGTTTTTTATCACAAGGCATCGAACTACCATTCACTAACGGTTTTTATAAATCCCGTTCATTACAGGCGTCTGCCCAGCGATGTGTTGGGTATTACCCCGCAATACACCAAGCCCCGGGTTTAAGCCCAGAAACTTTGTACATGACATCCGGCATCTATCAGGCATTGTCAGGTCTGGACGGAATCGCACGGGGCATGCACACAATGGATGACGTTGCCTACGCTGTTTGCGGGACAAAGCTTTACTCAATTAATCAAACGATCAACCCTGATTTAAGTGTTACCTGGTCAAGTATCGAAATAGGCACGATAGCAGGTAGCGAGCGGGTTATCATGTCGTCCGGGAAGACCGGCTCAAGCTATGAAATGGTAATCGTTGTTCCTGGTGTTTCCACCTATCACTACGATTTGGCTACCGACACACTGAGCACACTGGACGGCGTAAGTAACTTTCTTACCCCGGCCATTGATGTGTGTAACGTGTACGGCTATTTCGTGTTTGTGCAGGAGGGAACCAATGAACTGTTCCACTCAGCCCTACGAGATGCCGAGACCTACAATGCACTGGCCACTTTTACGGTTACCCAGGCATCAAGCCTTCAAGGTGTGATTAACTTCCGTGACCAGCTATTCGTGTTTGCAGGTGATAAATTAATCCCCTTTAATTTTATTGGTGGGTCGAACTTTGTCTTTCAATCACAGTTCAACGCGGTTAAACCTTTTGGGCTGAGAAGCCTTCATGCGAAATCCGATATCGGTTCATACCTTGTGTTTCTTGGCAACCGCCGAAACGCCGAGCCCTGCATTTATGCGTACAGCGGATCGGAGCCTCAGAGAATCAGCACAGAACCCATTGAGGAGGTATTGCAAAATTTAACCCAGACTCAGCTAAATGATGCGTGGATTGAGACATATAGCCACGGTGGTGCCGACTTTGTGTTTATCATGGTTGGTGACGAAACGTTTATTTATAACCTCGTGACCGGTCGCTGGCACGAGCAACGCTCATACATTAACGAGACCTCAAGGCGCTGGCGGGTAAATGCGGTGTGCCAGGCTTACAACGTTATTTTGGTAGGTGATTTTCAGTCCGGTTTAATCGGCGTACTGGACACCCGAACCACAACAGAGTACGGCGTTAAAATACCGCGTTCGTTTACACTTCAGCCCTTTGATAACAAGGGCAAGTATATCCGGGTTAAGGGCATTATGATTTTTATGGATGTAGGATTTGGTGGATCCATGACCATGGAATACTCCGATGATGGCGGTGTGACCTGGCCAAACAATGCGCTTGTTCGGGACGCCGGAGCTATTGGAGAGTACGGCCGTACATTTCGATGGGACAGATTAGGAACAGCCGACGCCTTCCGAACGCTCAGATTCTCCACCGATACCACAGCTCAATGCCACGTTAACAAGATACTGGCTATCGCATGATTACCACTCTGCCCCATACTTCAGACCCGATAGCAGGAGAATACCCGGCAGAACGAGAGTTCAGGGCGTGGATGGAGCAGGTAGAAAGGCAGCTCCAGATTCTCACACCCGAACCCGTAACAACTGCACAACTGGAGGATGAGGAATCGGAGATTAATACAATCAACAAGCAGCAATTCAGGCTCGCAGGCAACACTACAACCGGAAGGCTGGTTTATGCATCAGGCCCCGATCCTTCCGACACCTGGTTATTTATGGACGGCACGCTTGCACACACTCCCGTATGATAACAATAGACAATTACCTACAGAGTTACGATAAATTAAAACAATACTCAAAGACCGCCGAATTCAAGGACATACAGAACCCTTTCGACGGTGTTATTTATCCTCTTATTTGTGCTGATATCCCTGAAGAAGTAAAAACCGAAATCTTCACCGAGCTTTCACTTTTCCTTGGACGTCCAATTAAAAATCAAACCCTGTTTATGCGCATGTCGCCAAAAAACAAAAAGCAACCTCACAAATTCCATAATGATATAAGCATGGGTAAATTCTCTTTTATGCTTTATATGCAAACCGTAGACGGCGCGGGCACTGGCCTAGCGCGTCACGAGACCGGAATGATTCGCCCTGAAAATCAACAACAAGAACAGATCGCTATAAGAGATACCAATGCTAATGAAAAATGGGAAGTTTATAAAGTGGTGGAGATGGTAGAAAATAGAGCTGCGATATTTGATGCGTCCCTGTTTCATGTGGCCCTGCCCATAGGTGGATTTGGCGAGAGCCAAGAGGATGCGCGAATAGTTCTGACCTGTTTTTTTAGTTGAGCAATCCGTCTAAGCCTGATGCACCAAAGATCAAGGCAAAAACAAAGATAAGCACTGTTGACTTTGAGCAGATAAATCCGACTGGTGGGTGTGTGTATGGATACCAACGGACTGCCAAAAAAACAGCGTTCGAGTGCATTAGAGACGACCTGGAGGAATGGCTAAAGCTATGATCACCATAATCACCGGCCAAGGCCGCTGCGGTAGCTCCCTGATAATGCAAATGCTGGCTGCTGCTGGTCTTCCAGTTGTTGGTTCTCCTTCGTTTTACGAAGACGAGCGGTCAAGTATCAGCAAGTTCGACCCTGACTGGCTGGTATCGCTGGATGGAAAGTATGTGAAGGTTTTAGGCGTCCAGCACTTAAAACTCAAGCCAGCCGATTACAGGTTTATCTTTTTAAAACGAAACCCATCAGAGCAGGCAATGAGCCAGAACAAGTTTCAGACCATTGTCAACCGAGGCAAGGCCGAGAGCTACGAGGGCATGAAGTGGCAGGTAAGGCGCCAGAACAAGCTTTGCCTTAAAAAGTGTAAGTCCCTGGGTGAGACTTTGGAAATGCGCTTTGAGCACCTTATTGACTACCCTGAGCTTCAGATTGGCAGACTATGCATGTTCCTGAACCTTCGGCCATTACGAGACTATGGCCATTTAATGATTAGCCGTATAGTTTCACGTGAAACCAAATGCCTGCCTACGATGGAAATAGAGCAGGTATTGAGCGAGAGGTATTAGAATGAGATTTTTAATCTTGCCATTGTTCATACTGGCTGGTTGCTCCAGCATGTCCGAGCGCGAGAAAGCCTTTCATGTTATTCATATGGTGGATGCAATCCAGACTTGGCAAATATCGCAGTCCCCATGCCATCACGAAAGTGGGGCGGCACAGCTATTTTTCGGCGAAAACCCGAGTGAGGGCGACGTGATTGCATGGGCTCTGGCCACCTCGGTAATTTATCATTACGCCGAAGAAAAGCTTCCTGACACGCTAATGAACATGAATTTTATTCTGAAAGTCGGTGTTATTGAAAATAACCTTGACGAAGGCTTGAGCCTTTCCGGGTATCGCTGTTAATGCCGGTACGCAAAGCCACACCGGAAGATTTTGATGCTATTCTGGACATGTGCGCAGAATTCTGGAAGCACACTCAGTTTAGAGAGCCTTTCGAGCGCGACCACACGATAAAAATGGTTCAGCTATGTTATGACTTCGGCCTGCTGGCTGTGGCAGAAGATGACGAAATATGCGGTTTTGTGGCAGCCGTTAAATCCCCCTTGCTTGCGAGTACGGCAGCTTTTATGGCTACCGAGCTTGCATGGTATGTCAAACCGCAAAAACGTGGTAATATTTACGGTATACAGCTAATTAAGCTGTTAGAGAGCCTGTGCATAGAGCAGGAAGTGGCGTATCTTAATCTGGCGTTTATGGAAACCTCCATGCCGGTTAAGGTGAAGAAACTTTATGAATCCTTGGGGTACACCCTACAGGAAACTGCATACACAAAGGTTCTCACCGGCAATGGCGATAATCTCAGGCACAACAGCGGCATTGATAGGTGCTGGAACGGTCGCAGCATCAACAGTATACGCAGCTAACAAACAATCCTCGGCAGCAAACAGGGCGGCCAGAACAC